CCGATGCACAGGCCAGCCGCGCCAGCCGCGCCGGCATAGGGCGTAGTGCCACTTGACCCGCTCCCGGCGCCTGAAGCGCCGCCGCCAGGGAAACGCCCCACCGTGCCCGTGGTGCCGGAATTGATGACGCCGCCGGACAACGGACCTTCGCCGCCAAAGCCACCGAGGTTGAAGACCAGGCCGCCTTGATTTTGCATCCCGGACTGGCCGTCGCCGCCATACAGGTTCACATCCCCGCCGGAGCCGACACCCGCAAGATTGCCCAGCGAAGGAGCGCTTGCGACGCCCAATGGATTGACCACCCCGCCGGTCGCACTGATCGTCGTGCCGCCCAGCACGAAGCTGCTTGCTCCGCCCGCGCCAGGCGCGGTTGTTCCTGACACCCCGGCCGTTCCGCCGGCCCCGATCACGACAGTCGCCACGGCGCCAGGCGTGACGCCAGTCATCCGCTTCCTTGCATATCCCCCGCCGGAGCCGCCGCCACCGCTCATGCCGCTAATCGACGCCCAGGAACCCGAGCCGCCGGCCCACACTTCAACCTCGATCGTGGTGACGCCGGCGGGCACCGTCCACGTCCCCGAGCTGGTGACGTTGTGGACCCCGTGCGGGATGGCACCGATCAGCGCCTGGATCGACAGCAGAACCTGATTGAAGACGGTCGCGGTCGTGTCGGCAGCAATGCCTGCCGCTGCCAGGATCGACATCAGCTCTTCCTGGAGCATGGTGACGAACCAGTAGCGGACGCGCGTTGCCGGCGAGATGCCCGGCACCGCAGGCCCGAAATACCCGGTCGTTCCGGTCAACGCCGGTGGCGACGGCAGCGTGGCAACCGCCGTTGGGTCAGTGATTCTTTGCATGAGGTGTCCCGATCAGGAGAAAACGAAAAGCACCAACGTCCCGGCCGGCGCGTCTTGCGTGATGCGGCACACCAGCTCGCCGGCGTCATAAGTCTCCAGCGGATCGTCCACGCTGGACTCTTCGACGGAGAAATAGAAAGTTGTGATCTGCGGCGCGTTCACCTGCCAGATGAACGCCCACTCCGGTTCAAGCAGCGGTTCGTCGCAAGGCATGTCCACGGCGAACGGCGCGAACTCGGTAATGGTAATCGTGAACCCGAGCGCCGCCGCCAGCGTGATGAAATACGTCGTGGTCAACCCACCTCGCGCGCCGAACTTTGCCCGCACTGCGGCCTGACGCTGCTCGATCGAGGGGTTCGGTGCTGTGCACGGGTCAGGCAGGCCGAGCGAGTTCTCCCACTCCACAAGCAGATTTTGCGTCGTTGCCGGGCTGGCGTCGATCAGCACCTGTGCCGCCGCCGCCGTGTTGCGCGTGTAGGTCGGTGCCAGCGCCAGCATGACCGCCGACAGCGTGGACGCTGGATCGCGGCGCCAGACGCGACCGGTCGGCAGCAGCCGCAGCATCGCCTGCTGATAGTCGGCATCGCCAAATGCAGGAGGGGTCGGCATCAGGAATAGGTGACCGTTCCGAGGGTGAACAGGTAGCCGGCCGCCGAGGTGATCGGCCACGTCGAGGGCGTGGTTATCGCGAACGATGGCAGTCCGCCGATCGCGGTAATCGCCGCGGCGCAATCGCTCTGCTCGATCGACGTGGTTGCGAGCGGCGAGTCCTTCTGCACAAGCAGCGTGGTCAACGCGGCCGACACCTGCGTCTGCTGCGCGCTCGAAATCCCGGACAGGCCGGCGAGCGTGAACGCTTGCGTCGAGGCCTGCGGCGCGACGGCATAGACCAGCATCGTCACCGCGCGCAGCGCATAGAGGAAATTTGCGACCGCGAGCTGATCGCCGGTCGCCGCTGTGTCACGGGTTTCCGCCGCTGCGACGCCGTTCGTCCCCTGCGGGAAGCCGCCATACGCTGCCTCCGCAACGTCCATCATGAAGAACACCGTGACGGTGCCGGCGCCGGCGATCCACGGTGCGCACCACGCGCGGGTGACCCCGGTCACCTGCAACGCCCAGGTCACGAAATCCGCCTGGTTGCCGCCGTGCGGCGGTGCCGCGTAGCTCTCCTGCATGCGGGTCCTCAGCGGACCGTCCGTCTCCAGGTCGGCGCCCCCGGTAATCGCGGCCGTCGCGGCGCCGGTCGAGTTGATGCCGCCGATCGACACACCCAGCTCCAGCGGCGTGCCACTGTCGGTGTTGCCGTTCGAGCCCGCCACCAGGGCGACCACGGTCACCGCGACTGATCCGCCGCTGCCGACCGTCGCGTCCGCCGCCGTGGCGTACTGGACGCCATCGCCCCGGCTGCAAACCGTCCCGCCCGGCAGGGGCGTGTTGACCACGCCCGGCCAGGCCGCAGGGCCGGAGGCAAAGGTCGGCGCCTCCCGCAGCACCGGCGTCGGCGCCATCGCGGCCCACCCCTCCAGGTATTCGCCAGTCGAGGTGAACGGCGTCGATTGCAGGGAGATCCAGTCGAGGTAGCCATAATGCAGATAGGCGAGGCCGGCCTGCACCCAGGCCAGCACGCGCAGCACGGCCCTGCGCAGGAATCCGTCAGCGTTCGGCAGATCGGACGCGGTGATGTCCTGCATCGCCTGCGCGCGAAGTGCAGTGAGGGTCGGCCTTGGAAATGGCACGGATCAGGATTCCTGCGACCAGGCGTAGCTGTAGAGGTTCGGAACGCCGTTCGCCGTGATGGTGACGATAGCGCCGATGCCGCCCGGACCGGTGAAAAAAGGTTGGGCGTCCACCGCCGACGCGACGCCATCGGTAATCATCCAGGCGTGGCATTGGATGATCTGGTCGCGCAGCCAATTCAGCGTGTCTTGCGTGCGCGGCCGGGCGAAGGCCTGGTAGATTTTCGAGCCGATGCGATCATCCGGGATCACGGCGAGGGTCGGGTCCTCCAGCGCCGAATAGGTGTCCGCCCACCAGCCGTGCGGGTCGTTGTCGAACACGATGTCGCCGGGATCGACCTGGGCATCGGTGAACATGCTGATGAGGGAAGCCGTCTCCAGGTCGTGCCCCAACTCCAGCCCGGCACCGAGCATGTTGAGGTCGCCCGTCCCCGTGGTCGGGTCCCAGACGATGCGAATGTCGCCCACCGTGCTAACCGCCTCTCGACGGATGACGCATCGCGTTCGCTTCGCGACCGCCTGCAAGATGCGTCATCAGGTGCTGGCCGTTGGCGCGGTGGTGCCCGCGGCAGCGGTGCCCTCGCCGTGCTTGTGGGTCTGCAAACCGACCTGGTCGGCGCCGCCATAGCCCGCGATGACAGCGCCGGTGACGTGCAGATCGCCGGCGATCGTCATGGGGTTGCCCGCACAGGCAACGGAAGGCCCACCCGCGGTCAGCCAGACATAGGCGCCCCGGAGATCGTAGAGCGCGGAATCGCCCACGCCGAGGTTCCGCAGCCGATAGGTCTGGTGACCGCCGGCGATCGCCAGGGACTTCGCCCGGTCGCCGTCGAGGAAAGCCAGATGCAGGTCGGTGCCGATCGGCGGCGAGCCGGTGACACCGAACCCATAGAGCAGCGGTATGTTGTCGCGCGTGGACAGCGCATCGAGCTGCGCCTGCACCGTCTGCACCGGTCCGGTGTCGTTGACCGCCAGCGTCGTGCGGGCCAGCGCGAACGGTGCGCCACGGCGCAGCATCAGCGCACTCACCTGCCGCTCCAGCATGACAACCTGGCGCGCCAGCATGGCGACGGTTGCTTCGAGAGATGTGGACATTCAGGCTCCGGCCGCTAAGGCGGCGTGCTGGTGGATGGCGGCGCGGGGGCCTGCGAGGTCTGCGGCGCGTTCGTCAGCTCCGCGTCAAACAGGTTCAGCGGGTTCGGCTCGGGACTGAACGCATCGGGCGGCATCAGGATCAGGTCGGTGTGCGTGCCGCTCATGTCCTTGCGGAAGGTGAGCGAGCCGATGATCCACGTCGCGTTGGCAATGTCGGCCGCCGGTGCGTCGATCGTCGCCAGCCAGTTCGGTGTCCAGAGGGCGCCGCCGCTGTCGCGCCAGCTATCGCAGGTGACGGATGCGCCCTGGCTGCGGCCGATGCGCCGGGCCTTTTCCCAGTTCGCGCGCTGCTTGGCGATCGCGTCGTTGTCGATCGTCTGCTGCCCGGCCGGGGTCGGCGCAATTTGCTCGGAGACGATGATGCGCAGCCGGTATTCGCCCAGCGTGTCATCCAGGATGGTGGCCCGGCGATTGGCGAGGCCGCCCAGGTCGGACGTTTGGTCGACGCCCGAGTAGACCACCACGTAGGTTGAGAACCGGCCATCGACGGACCGCTCCCCGTTGATCGCCTCGACGTTGCCCGGGAGGGTAAAGCCGGAGGCGTGCTGCGCGGTGCCGACGCGGTCCAGCACGAGTCGGCCGAACACGTCCTCGTAGACCAGGTAACCGGCGTAGCGTGCCACGCTCTCGATGATCTGGTAGGGCGTCTCGCCCAACGGCACCTGGAACGACGGGATCGCGATGCCAAGGTCGGCGACGGCCGACCTGGCTGTGATGCCGTATGCCTTGCAGAGCTTCGTCGCTACGTCGAGGGCGTTCGCCCCGTTGATCTGGCCGCCGCGGATGCCCGGATCGTTCAGCAGATCGGCCGAGCAATCGACCAGGTTGCGGGTGATGCCGCGGCCCGAGAGGGTGACCTGGTGATTGCGCGCGTCGATCGGAATGGAGCGGCGGTCGATTTTCCCGGTGATGACGAGGTCGGACCCGATATAGATCAGGCACGACTGCCCCGGCCGCGTCCCCGCCAGCGCCGCGCCTTGCAGGAACTCGGCGCTCGCGGTCAACGACCAGTTGTTCGGCATCGACTCGCACGAGCGGGTGATGGTCACGTTCTGCCAGCCGACGAAGCGATTGGAGCCGACCTGGATTGTTACGTCATCCGGGCCGGACCCGAGAGAAGGCGGCATAGTTGATCGCTCCGCCGCATCAGGGGTTTGTGCCCGCGCCGCGGCCTTCCCGATCGCAAGGTTGACGGTTCGTCAGGGCCACTAGGCCCGCACCAACGCGGGCCCGCCCAACCGTCATTCCAGGAAGAACTGCTTGCGTTGCTCTTGGGTCAGCGCACGCGGCCTGATGGTGCGGGCGTGGATGACGAGAGCCTCGACGGTCGGGAACACACGCCATATTCGCGCCGTTCCATCTGCGGAGGCAGTGAGCACTCGCGAACCAGATTGGTCAAATACTGCCCCACCGAACAATTCGCCCAGCACAGCCAGTTTGGCACCGGCTGCCACGTCCCACAGTTGTGCGGTCCCAAAGCCTGTCAGCACTCGCGTCCCAGACGGGTCAAACACCGCACT